CTACCATTACATTAATTGAATCATCTTTCATTATTACTTCCATTTCTTCTTGCATATCTTCAAACATCTTTAATTCTTTATCACATCTCATTCAGATACCTCTTTGACATTGTTATCGTCTTTAGTTTCATGTAAGGCGTCTCTCTTTAATTTAATATTAAAATCGTAGCTGTCACACTTTTTGCAATGATATTTTCCTGCTTCACATTCTTCACCATTTAAATTGCAATTTTTTTCAGTTCGATAGTCCACTGTTGCAACCTGTCTACATTCAAACTTCTTGCCACATTCTTCACATTCAAATTCTATTCTATCTTCATCAAAAGGACTACATCCCTCAAAATCATCAGAGCTTCCGCAAATATTTTGACAATATGGACATATAATATTATAAGTATCAATTTCCATCTACTACCTTTTTGACATTCAAAGCGTCTTTAGTTCTTTCTGGGAGAGTTGGTTTTGAATTAAGTGATTTAACTTTAATTTCAGCTATTCCTAAAACAGATCCACAATCTTGACATTCCCACAACTCTCTTGAACTCCATGTCGTTGGAAGTCTTGCGTATAATCTCATTTTGTTTTTGTGTTTGCAATTCATTGTAACATTATGTATACATTCTACTATTTAAATGTATTGTTTTTCGTTTGCTCATTCTAAAGCGTCTTGCCCGAAGGCGTGTAGGTGGAAAATAATCCTACTAATCCTCAAATTGTTCTTCAACATCTTTTATATCAACTGAATTTATTAATCCAATTGCGTGGTCAATTTCCTGTAAACAAAGTTTGGCAAGGTTTCTCTTTGTGAATACTATCCTATTACCTTCAACCCATGACAACCTCTCTGATTCAAAAGATTCTAATTCTTGCTCTTTAGTTAATTTTGGTATCATTGTTTATTTGAAATTGTAGTCTGAACTCATTGGTTCTTCCATCCAATCAAATTCATCTGCATCTTTATCTTCTGATGTTATATTATGTGCTTTTTGGATATTTGAAATCCATTTGCCAATCTCTTCAAGTTGTGGATATTTCTTATTATATTCTTCCCACTTAGAAATATAATCATCATCCCAAATACACATAGCTACTCCTTCTGTATTTTCACCAGTTCCCCATCCAATAATATCTAGGACTTCATCTGGAACATCTGTAAGTGCTTTTTTAACATCTATTAAATATTGTATTTTCATTTTTTACCTCCTAGTTTCAATTTAGTTTCTAATGTTCTTATATGTATTTTCTGATTTTTAATCTTTTCTTTTAATATTTCAATAACCTTATTATAATCTACATTTATTTTTTCTGAATGTATATCATCATGACATTTTCTACATACTGGTATTTCTATATTTTTTACTGGCACTAAGCATTGTGGTATTGAATGATGTGATGATTTATGTTTTGGTTTATCAGCCCAACTATTCTTTTTTGGAAATTTATTCCCACAACACCAGCATAAATCTGAATCATATACAAGATGTTTTTTATTTTTCATATCTTCCATTTCGTTTTTTAATCATTAGGTGAATTGTATTTAATTTTTGCTTTGCTGTAACCTTTGTCATAAGCTTTTTTATAAACTTGCATGTTAATATATTGCATTTCCCTTACTCTTAATTCAAGTTCTTTAATTTTCTCTTTCAAGTTTCTTTCTATTATTTTTCCCATAATTAATAGCTTCCCTCTCAATCTGCTTGATTAATTTTCTAAGTGCTAATAAATCTTCTTCCCCATCACAACAAATATATCCCATGTGGTTATGGAATCTTGCATGAATGTCGTATGCTTCCTTTAGTCTTTGTTTTTGTGTTTGTGCCATCACCATATCCACCCAACAATTTTCCATGTACCCAATGCAAACATGATCAATAAGATCACCTTTTCATACCATGCGTTAAAATACCATGCCAACGATAACTGCTCTCTCATCATTGCACCAATACTTTGCTTTCTCATCTCTGCAATACTTTTCAATCCTAAAATCTCATTGTTTGTTTTTTCAGGTGCATACTTTTTGGAGGATTTTTGTGCATCTCTTTTCATAATCTGATCCATCTTTTTTTGCATTGATTTAACCATTATGTTAATCTCCTTTGGATGATCATCTCCTCAATGGGAGTTAATTTTGAAAATGGGAATGCCTTTGTATCAATGTTATGGCCAAAATCTCTCCTGAAAATTGCGATCTCTTTTGCCTTAACTTGCATCTGCCCTGTAACTCTGATATTAGGCAACATCCTTAAACTCCTTTAATTTTCTTTCAAATTCATCCAAATCATGCTGTTGTAATTTTGTGATCCTTGTGATCTCCTCTGCATAATCTTTTGCATCATCATTCCTTAATTTATATTTTGCTTTCCAACTATCTCTGCTCTCAACTGTTTGCCTGTAATTTTGCAACAACTTATCAACCTGTGCCATGAGATCATCAATATCTCCAATTGAGATCATTGGTTTCTCCAACATATCCCTATATTTTTCCATTAAGATCTTTTCTCTTGTTGTCATTCTCCCAACTCCTTTCCACAACCAAACTTTTTACAATCTCCACACTCAATACAAAACTCACACTCCTCACACATTAAATGGCCTGATCCATCATCACACTCAAAATCCTCTCCTGCATAATGATCCTCAACTGCACGATCCAACTCCCTATCATGCATTAAACCAAACTCTCTTTGATTGATCATACAACTCCTCCGATCAAAACCATTGCAATATAAACAAACAACAGGCAGGGAATAAAAGGCCTCTCTGTATCTCCACCAACAAACTTGATCCATGCAAGAGTATAAACCAATTGAAACAATGCAAAGATCCCCACAAATATTAAAAAGAAATTCATTGTTGGGATCATGAAACCGATCAGGATCATGATCTTAATATCTGCCATCCCAAAATCCAATCCATTAAAATCTGCGATTAAATCCTTTATGATCCATGCAAACAATCCTGCCAAAATTCCAAAATGTAAATATTCAACCCTCATTACTGCCACAAGAAAAAGTATGCCTGTTAAGGCCACAGAGGGTACTGCCTTGTACTTTAAATCAATAATTGATGCAAGGATCAATGCACCCAAAACAATAAAAATCAACCAATCAATCATTATGCAGATCCTCCATAAACAATAAAATATAAAACAATTGCCCAAACCAACCACAAGATCCCTGACAACACAATACTTGTGATCAACTGACATTTAAGGAAACTCCAAAAACCAACCTGCCTGTGCTTACCATCAATAAATAATTTCATCTTTCTTTTGTACCTCCATAAACAACATTATGATACTCATCACTTAACTCTCTTAACTTTTCAAAATATTGCAACTTTGCATCAAAATCAGGAGTTTGTTGCATCAATGTTGTTGCATTTAACATTTTAACCTCCAACTCCAATCTCCTTATCATTTTTTCCTTGATCTTGGTTTTTTAGTTGCCCTTACTCTTTGATGCTCTGCATTCTTCATGATCTCATGCAAAACCTCCAATTTCATGTGTTGCCTTTTCATACGATCAATTTTTTCTTTTGTAGCTATAAAAAACATTACAACATGTAACATTGAGATTATAATCATGATTATCCATTGAAATATACCAACAGAAAGGAATGCACCAACCAACCAAACATTTGCCAAAATTAAACTTATATTTTCATGATCCATTTTTTATATCCTCCGATATTTTATTAATAGTATTAAGATGTTTCTTAATTGCCTCAAACATCTTAATTTTTTCAAATTCTTTTTTCAAATTCTCCTCATGCTCTAATTTCCCCAAAAATTCCTGCATATATTTTGCCCTTGCCTCATTCTTTGGCGATTGATACATCCCAACTCCTAAATCATAAAGTGTTACTGCAACCCCTCTCCTGAAACATTCTGTTGCACTCATATTGTATTGCTCAATTAACTTTGAAAATTCAGGTGATACACTAACAGATGTTACAACTGTGTTACCTGCTCTCTTTGTTTTAATATCATCATCACTCATCTTTTACGATCCCTCCAAAAACATCATCTGCCTCTTTTTCTGCATCCTCAACCTTTTCTTGATCCACCACATCATCCAACTTTTCTTTTCCCTCCAACTGCTCAATTTTCTCATTGGCCTCATTAAGCATTTGTTGAAACTTTGCAATATTTGTTTGGAGGATAGTAATGATATTACATGGAGGATAATCACCAAAACCATCTGCATCTGCCAACTTAAACATAATCCCAAACTCAATTGCATCCTTAAAACTAATCCCTTTTTCTTTTGCTAACTTGTGTAAATCTGATGCAACATTAACTGATGTTGCTTTAACACCCAATGATTGAGGATTATTAATATCTGTATCTTCCATAAATATCTTACTCACACACACTATTTAAGGATTGTGGTGATTAATTATATATATGAATATTCATATATATATCAATAATAATAATAATAATAATAAATAGTTTATTACATAATAATAATAATGCTGTAATAATATATAAGTAGTTTGATGGTAAAAAAATGGTATATATTCATATATTCATATACCTTTAAGAATTGTAAAGGAGATTGTGAAAATCACTTTGTTGTTGAGATTGTTGTGGTTTTTGAGGTGATCTCTTTTTTGTAGATTTTTTCTTTTTCTTTGTTGGAGATTTTGATTGCAGTTGCCTTTGTACTGCTTGTTTTACAGGAGATGGAGATCCAAAAGATCCTGATCCATAAATTAATGCTCTTGCCTCTGCACTCATGCCACCTGATGCCTGTTGTTGAGGTGATGGGTTAAATCTCCTCTCTGCATCCATCTTGGCCTTAACCCTTGCACTTTTCTGTGCTTGGATGTGATATGCCTCTCTCCTTGCCTCCTTAACAGATGCCTGTACTTTTTTCTCATAGGCCTTATTATCTGCCCTGATCCCTGCATTTCTTTTGCCAATGGCCTTTTGATTTTTAATAAACATCTTTCCTGATTTTTTAACATTATCCCAAATTCCCATTATTTCTTACTCCTCTTATGTTTACCTGCGATTGTATCACTCAATGCCTTATCAATCTTGGCCTGATATTGATCCTTTTGTGCATCCTTAATCGCATCTTTCAGGATCTTAACAGAATTACTTTGCTCAAAATTATCTCTCCACTTGCTCATTTTTTAGATCTCCTCTTAATTTTTTCATACTCTGCTCTTAATTTTTGCCTCTTTGCCTGATACTCTTTTTGGCTTAAATTACTGCCATGTTTCCCCATTAAATATTGGACATCTAAATGTGTTAATTTTTCCTCATTTTTCATCAAGGCTTTAATCACACCCTTTACATCTTCCATATTATTTCAATCTCTTTTTAGATTTAATTAGATCCTTTAATATTTCATCATAAGTTTCTCTTTTATATTTCTTACAACTGTTTAAACTATTTCTGATCTCTTTATCAATATTTATTGTTGTTCTTTTATTCATTTTAATAATCCCACTTTTTGCCATGCCCATTTAAATAATCATCATGGCATTTCTTACATGTACCACCTGCAACACTCTCTGCCATGCTGTTTGTTTCCTTAATTGTCTTTTTGCAAAAATCACATTTAACTATCATGTATAACTGATGCATAAATAGTATATAAATTTATGGATACATTAAAACACTCAAAAAGAGGTGATCAATCATGCCACCCCATCAAATAAAGTTGTTGTATGCCTCTTAAAATGGATGGTTTTATTTTACCGACGACAAAAAATCACTTTTTTAATAAAATATGCAATTTTTGATGGCATTTCCCACAAAGTAAAAATAAGTTTGATAATTCATTGGATTTATAATTTTTATGATGGATTATAATTCCATTTTTAGTTTTGCAAAAATAACACTCTCCACCTTTTAATTTTATAACCTCATCCCTTTTAATTTGGATGTCATATCTTATATTTTTCTTAATATATTTTTCTTGGCCTTTCTTACTTCTACATGATGCAGTACAATATTTTGTCCTTAAATTTCTATTACTAATATCTGCACCACAATTTAAACATTTTCTTTTATTCATAAGAAAGAAAATCTTACACACTATTTAAAATTTACTGAAAGAAAATATAAGAAATGGGAGGTTTCCCTCCCAAATCTAAAAATAAATAACTCACTACTATATTTATGCAGATCCTCCATCCATCAGGCCTGATCCCCTAATCGCTGTTATAATTATAACAGTTAATAAGATTAGTACAACCATAGCACCGATCACAATAAAGATTGGAAACCAATCTGTTACTGTTGCGATCCCTGTTGTTGTATCACCCATAACCTCTGTTGCACCATTTGATGCATCATAAGTATAGGAGTAAGATACATTTGTAGTTGCCCAATTAACCTCTGTTGCATTAGTCAATACACCATCAGTTAAAAGATACCTATTAGCATCCAACAAATCACCATCTGTTGCATTATAAACTGCATCAATGGAATAAACTCCATTTAATGCACCATAATCTGCCAAAGTGTATCCTGTTGCATTTACATATCCACCACTTTCATTAACAACACTTGTTGTTGTGGAGGTATAAGCACTATCAACCATAGCACCACCCATCATGGAAAAGATCATCACTAATAGTCCGATTACAAATAAGAATGTAACAAGGCTTAACAAAATTGTTAAACCTGCCATACCCTTATCTGTTTTATAATTTGTTCTCATTATTAAAATAATAAAAAGATCAAACTCGGAACTATGCAGATCCTCCTGCCATTAAACCACTCCCTCTGATTGCAGTAATAATTATTACTGTCAATAAGATAAGAACAACCATAGCACCGATCACGATAAATATAGGAAACCAATCAGTAACTGACGATATACTCACAGTAGTATCATTAATAACTCCGATTGCAGTTGTATCTGTTGTTGCATCTTGTAACTCTCCTCCCATCATGGCAAAGATCATCACTAAAAGTCCAATAACAAATAACATTGTTACAAGGGATAACAAAATTGTTAAACCTGCAACTCCTCTATCATTCTTTTGTCCGAATTTCACTTTAAAAAAAACCTCCTTTCAATTGTATCCTAAATATATCACTCACCATAAATAATTGTGTGTGAGATCCTTATTAAAAGTGTGGATACTATGGATACATAAGTGTGGATACATTTAAATAATATAATTTGTTGTTATGATTATGATTATTTGTAAAGGGTGTGGAAAAGAAATTATTAAAAAAAAAGGCAGAGGCAGATCACCCCTTTATTGCTCTGATACTTGCAGATGGAGAATAACAAAGAGAAATTGGTATATACGAAACAGAAACACAAAAAAAGAATATAACAAGAAATGGATGGCAAATTATAGGAATAATAACAGAGATATAATCAATGAAAAAAGGAGAAATTGGTATCAAGATATTTCAACTAATGAAAATACAAAAAAGATCATAAGAAAAAGATCTTTTAATAATAAACCAAAAATCTTAAAGATATTTAATTATATGTGTAACCAATGTGGATCAAAAGAAAATCTTGAATTTCATCATACATCTTATGATCTCAACTTACCAATTGAAAATATCTCAATCTTATTATGTAAAAATTGTCATAATAAGATCCATACTAAATATTTTTAAAAATCTTTTTTCTGTGAGAATAATAACACAGATGCAAGGAGTACAATCCCAATGATCACTCCAAAATCCAATCCTGATACAAGGCCAACCACCCAAAAGATCAGGCCAACAACAAAAGTTACATAAGATGCAACTGCGAATGCACCAACATAATCATCATCCTTTGCTCTCAAATACCCAAAGGTAAAAATAATAAAGATTGCGATCATTAACATTCTCCCAAACCAAAAGTTTGTAACTGTACTCAAATAAGGGAGGAAACTATCCATGCCCTGACTTGCATTAATTGTACTTGGTGATGCCCATGCAATATTAAATTACCTCCCCTAAATGTTTAATATGTTGAATGGTATGACAATCTTTACATAAAGTTGAAACTAAAAATGGTTTGTCATATCTCCAATGATGCCTCTCCAATCTTTCAGATGTTTTACAAATCCCACATTCTTTTTTTAATGGGATCTTTTGTGCTTGTTTTTGTGCCATTATCTTTTTAGGATGTTTTTTTATATATCTCTTTTGATTTTCTTGTTTTGTTTCAGGATATTTTGCTCTTGCAATTTTTAACCCATCTCTATGTTTCTGTAAATTATCAGGATCTTTTAACCATTCCTTTCTCCACTCTCTGTGATTTTGTATTTTACAATCTTTACAAAATCTTTTTCTTGATGTTCTTGCAACTGTGATCTTTCCACACAATTCACATTTATGTTCTTTTTTATATACCATCATCAACTCCCTGCCCTCAACAATCTCCAAATACCCAATATTAAAGAGATTGATAACAATCCCAATATTACATTTATAATTAAAGATGGCACATGAAAGATATTAACCATGATGCTTGATAACAAAGTAAATGGAGTTGTGATCAAAGAGATCATATCTGTTGCAACTGAAAAGATCCCACTTGCATCATCAATATCATCAACCTTACCACTCTCAAACCTTGATCTATATGTGGAGGCATCTCCCTCAACTGTTGATGCACTATCTTGGAAACTCACAACATCAAGAGATCCATCTCCGATCTCCTGTGCATCTCTGCCATACTCTGCACCAAAATCAACTGCAACTGTTAAGATCAACCATGAGAATGCAACAAACAATGTCAAGGCAATTAATGTGGTTTTGAAACTATCCTCTCCCATTTACTGCCTCCCTTTTGTTAATTTCCATAACAAAAATCCTCCTGCAATTATTAAATATGATACTATGCTCACACCTGATGATAATGATGTGGAGATCAATCCCAATGCACCTGCAATAAGCACTCCCAACATTACAAAGATCAATGTACCTGCACCCTCTGTTACTGCCATCAATCCCAAAGTTAAGATCAATAAACCTGCCATGAATAAAGATAATGTGATCCCAAACCGATCCTGTGATTTCTCCTCAAAATCAACCCATTCAGATCTTAAAAAATTCTCACTCTCATAAACACTTGAAAAGAAACTCACATTACCTGCACTCTGTGGTACATACAATAAGATTGATCCTGCAATGCCTGATGATGAGTTTGTTACAATAGGCACATAAGATCCATCACTCTCATACCTATAAACTGTAAAATTCATATTTTTCATCTCTGTTGCACTCCATGTCATATTAACATATCTTGTACTTGCATCAGATCTGATTGAGTATACACCATTATCCATAAGATCCCAATCAGTTGGAAATGTTGCAGATCCACCTGATGCCTCAACCTGAATTGCACAGGGAGTTGTTTGGCATAATGCAGTATAAGTTGATGATGTGTAAATTGTTGTGCCATTCTGTGAGATCAGGAAATAATAAATAACATCCTCCTCAACAAGATGCACAAGGGTATCACCATTCTGATCTCCCTTTGCTCTCTCAACCTCCAAAAATGTACCCAACCCAATAAATTTCCTAAAAACATGCACAACTGTATTCTCAACTGCCAAACCATCACGATCAAAATAACTGAATAAGAAAGATGTACTATCATCAGTTGCAAGATCATTCAAATTGATCTGTGAGGATGTTAATGGATTAAACTGCTTACTCCCATTTAAGATCCCTGCATCCATATAAAAGAACTCCCAAACATGATCCAATGCCTGATAACCAATCACAAACTCAATTGTATATTGGGAGGAGTTTAATAATCCCAAAGGCAAACAAACTTGTGGATTGTTATCATCAGTAAAAGATTTGAAAAAATGCAATTGCAATGTTGGATCATCAATCCCATTAACATAAACATCCACCTCAACAACTGCACCTGATCCATTTACAATTGTTTGAGTTTCCTCATCCTGCAAACTCATGTTTAAGATCACATCTGTGTATGCACTACAATCATCCAATGCCAAACTGAAAATTTGGATCTCACTTGTTGAGATATTTGCAGAGGTTACAACTCCATTAATTGTGTAATTCCAAAACCAATCATAAGTGATCCCTGTGGTATTTCCCCAACCCTCCTCAATCAAAAGTGTTTTGGTAAAAGTTGTTTGATTTTGTGTTGATCCTGATGATGTTGCAGGATACCATGTGCCATTGAAATTAAAGTTTGCAGTTGTTGTTGGAGTATCAATCAGATCAAGAGTTGCATTGAAAGTTACAATCATTCCCTCTCCTGCAATTGCCTTATCAACTTGTTGCACAACTCCCAAATAAGTTACATAAACATAATCAATATTACAGGCCTCATTGCCCAAAGTATCATTTGCACAATATTGGAGTGTGTGATTTCCTGCTGTTGTCCATTGAGTATTAATTGAGGAGTTGCATGTTACAATCTTTTGGATTGGATAATCTGTTGTGTTATAATAACAACTTTCAAGATGATCATCAGTTGCATTGATCTGCCATGTGGAATTTATTGGCAGAGTGTATGTTAATGGCAGATCTGTGATGTTAATACCAATTATCACAGGTGCAGTTGCATCATGGTTTATGTGTCTTGTTTCAGTTGTGTTGCATTGGTTTGTTGTTGTGCAAATTGTAACATCATAATGATAATGTGCATCAGGCATATCTGTAAAATTAATATCATAAGTTTCAGATGTAAAAAATTGTGTGATGTTTGTGCCATTAATATTCTGCAAATTATAAGTTATATTTTCAAAATATATTGTGGAAACATTAACTTTCATTGGGATATATTCTTGTGTGATGTTTGCATAATTAACAAGAGTTGGAGGAGTTAAAAACTCAATAAAAGGAGTTGTATCAATCACAAAATTAACACTTGCAGATTGGTTTGTTGTACTTTCATTATCAGTTGCAATTGCATAAATTTCATAAGTACCATCAACCAAATCAAGATCAAACAAATAATCTGTGTTATTGATCCCTGTTGCATTTGTTTGATTTAAAATATCATTAACATAAAGTTTAACATCACTCACTTTCTTATCATCATAAACAGTAAAATTAAAAGTCAATGCCTTTGGAGATGTTGTATAAGTTGCATCAACTGTTGGAGAATTTAATTTAATAAATGGGATTGTACCAAAGATATCTGTCCATGTGATCCCTGTGCCTCCATTTACCAAATTTGTGATCTCTGCCTGTGACAATGCCCTCTCCCAAATTCCAAATTCATCCATTCTCCCTTTAAACCAATTCCCTGTGTTATATTTTCCAAATATAAAATTATCTGATCCTGAAACAATATTTCCTGTTTGTGCAACGGGAGTTGTTATTGCAACACCATCAACATAAGATGTCATATAATATCCATCATAAACAACTGCAACATGATGCCATGTGTTATCTAAAATTTCAGTTTGATGGATTATGTTTTGTAATCCTGATGTTGTTTTTAAATACCAATTCATATCACCTGATGCCAACCTCCAAATTATTTGCGTGTTTGATCCCCAATTTCCAATGATACATCCACTCCCCCCCAAATTCCCTTTTGAATAAATCCACCCTGCAATTGTCATGGAGGACAATCCATTAATAGTTGATGTTTCTCCAAAATCCACAATATCATCAACACCATCTAAATCATAAGAATATCCAATTTTTCCTGTTTCTTGCCAATCTGCACCATTATATGATGGATTAAGTGATCCAACACTATCCAAAATTGTTGAACTACTTTGTGAAAAATTATAATAATGTTCAAGATCTGTGTTGAGAGTTGCAACCCACTCTGCCCATTCAGGAACTTCCACCCCAAACAATGTTGGGATCCACTCAACACGATCTCCCTCATTTGTTGTTGTAAAAATCCCAACTGTGATCCTCTCATCCTTTTTAAGATTTGTAACATCAATCTTTGTCCAAACCTTTCTTGTTTCTGTGTGTGATCCAACAATCTCATTTTTATATGAAATTGTGCCATTCTTTGAGATGCCATCCTCAACTGACTTATAATCATCAACCTCAAATTTTTCATAACTCATTTTTCTAAATTCATAATCAACTGTGATCTCTTTTGGGACAACTTTCTCAACAATGGCTTTCTCATCAATCGCAACTGCAAAAACTTTCCGATCCTCAAAGGTGACATCTTTCAAAACATTCTCATATAAATCATAAGCCCAAACATCAAACTCCCCAACCTTAATCTTTTTGTCTGGAGAAATTGGCACATAGTTGATCAATGGAGTGTTTAATCTTCCACCACCGACCTCACTTGTTGGGATGCCTATGATGGAGTTTTTGATTGTCACCTCTCTTGTTACTGTATCATAAGTTTTAACATTATCAAACTCAAAGGCACTTACAGTTGAGATCATAATTATACATAATACCAAAAACATAAATGATTTCTTAATATCCATAATTCTCCTCCTTTTTTCCCATTCTGCTAAACATTATAATTCCACCTGTGATCCCAATGATTGAGATCCATATTGGGAGATTAAGCATGATCCAATTTGCACCAACAAATCCCAAAAAGGATGATCCCAAAGTTGCATCCAACATCAATCTCTCATAAGCATTGCTCATTGGTACTGATACAATGATTGCAATGATCACTATAAACAGATAAGGTATAAAGAAAATTGGCTTTGTAGTTACAAGATAAGATCCAATAAAGATTGATAAGATCATCCCTATGATCAGAAAGATTGAGATCCAATGCAATGCTTGAATTGATCCATTAAATCCTCCATTCCCCATTGTATTATCAATTACCTGTGAGGCATTGTTGCCAACAGTATCACTCAAATCCATATCATCCATTGAGATATGTAATTGTTCTGTTACCATTCCTCCCATGTAGATCCAAACCACAGAGATCAACACGATCACAAAGGCAAAGATCATGAATAAAAAGAGATCTGTAAAAGCACCCCTCTTATTTCTCATCATTGCATTTGGTTTAATGAGTTTCATTTTTTCTTACCTCTCCGATCAAGGCCAATATTTATATCAAAGTTTGCAACATTCAAGATTGATTTTTCCAATGCATCAAAATCTGTACTCTTAACAACTTTCTCTGTGAGATCTCTCATGCTTATTTTCTCTCCATCCTTTTTCATGATCTCTTTTTGCAGTTGCTTGATCCTTTGCTCAAACATAGGAGATACCTGCATTGGCACTCTGCTCTTACTAACCAAATTTAGATCCTCCAAAATTTCTTATATGTTGTATTTCATGGCATTGATTACAAAGAGTTGAAACTAACAATGGTTTATTATAATCCCAATGATGCCTCTCCAATCTTTCTGTTGTTTTACAAATTCCACATTCTTTTTTTAATGGAGTTTTTCTTGCATACGATCTTGCATTAAATCTTTTCTTTTTTTCAACAATATCCAAATCCATATTTTTATTTGTTAATCTTATTTTTATTTTATTATATCTTTCTTTTTGTTGCATCAAAATTGCATCCTTATTATTTTCATAATTTAACCTTTGCCTTTCTGCAATGTGTTCTTTTTTACTTACCATTAAACCAACCTCCTGATTTCTTGTTTGCAATTGCAAAGGCAGTTTCAGTATCCTCACCCTTATCAACTAACTTTTGAAAATGCTCATTGAATGCATGTATGTAAAAGATCCATGCAATTGATAATAAGATCATTGGTACAACTGCGATTGTTGAAACATAAAACAATACTTTCCAAATCCCTGCCAATCCAAAGAATGCCAATCCATAACCTTGATTAAATTGCCAAATACTAAAAGTACCAACAATAAATAAAACATGGCAGATCCAATACAATGCAAACTTTCCAATATAATGCTCTGTAACAAACAAACCAACAATTGCCAAAACAAATAAGATCATTAAAAACATCATTGAATAATTAAAAGATGATGCATTGGCCTCTGTCAATTCCTCACCATAATCATTCACCCAAAAAAATATTTCCTCTCCACCACCAAACTGTGTATCATTACATTGGATCTTTAATTGATACTCCCCTCTTGATGTAAAATTCCCACCTGTAAAAGTATAAGCATAATCAAAAGTGTGTGATGGTACTGCATCATAACCCTCTGCCTCATGATCACCATCCTTGTGATATAAATTATAATAACAATCAATGCCTGATGTTATTGGATAACCTGTTGTTTCATTAAAAACATGTGTTTCAAACTCATGATCAAACCCTGTCCTGATATAAGATGGTGCAGTTGTTTCAATATGCAACCCTCCATCAAAAGTTACTGTTGGTTTAACTGCACTAACAAAAACGATCATTGCCATTAAGAAAATCAAACATACTACTGCAATATATGGTTTCTTATTATACATATTTACCTGCCACATATCTCATTGGGTTTAACACTCCTCTTGATCTTGGAGATGCACCACCTTGTTGTTGTTGCACCCCATTACCCATTGATTGATGTGATTGTTGTATGCTTATCATTTCTCGGAGTGATCTCCTTTCTCCTCCATCCTTTGCTCTTGAATAGGATGCATAAACTAAATTAACAATATTCATTACAAGGGATGCATACTCCTGCCTTTTCTCCTCTGTATCCATTCCCATCTCCTCATATTTCATAAAAATAAAATCATTAACTTTCTTACCATAATCTTTCATGATCCGATTAATATCATTGGTTTCATAATCTCCCAAAATAACATGCCTGTTGATATAATTTTGCAGATCTAACATAACTTTTCTGATCCCCTCCTCATTCAATGGGTTTAATTCAGGATGAGGATTTTCTTTCCAAATTTTCATGCCATTCATCCAAACAACAACATCACCTTTCAAGATATGCTCTGTTTGTTCTAATAAATCATTTAACTCCAATTGATACCTTGCAATATCATCCATGTTCTTTGAGGAAAATGCAGATTGTTGTGAGTTTGTTCTTGGATCAACTGCACTTGGATTGGCAGATTTTTGCATTTGTTCTTTCTCAATCTCCCCAACTGCTTTTGAGATCTCTCCCTCTGAATAACCCTGCTTTTTCAGATCTGCAACATCCTGTTGTGTCAATTTAACTGCCATTAAGTATCACCTCTGTATCCATTGTATCCAAATAAAGAAAGGATCTTATATATACTTTGTGCCTTACCATTTAACCTTGATCTCCTTTGGCATTTTGAAACCTTTATTTTTTTTCTTGATCTGATTTTTCAACTTACCAACATTGCCACCCATCAACTTACCAACATTAACTCCTTTCCTGATCTCAAAACCTGTTTGCAACTGATTGATCTTTTTCATTAAATTTTTGTTTCCTGATATATTAATAGGATTTAAACCCAATGCTCTTGATGTAAAATCAGGCATGTATCCTTTTATGAAAGATGCATCTTTAAATTTCCTCTTGGATCTTGATTTCTTTTCCTCCAACCATCCAAACCCTGCAACTCCACTCTCTCCAACATTTGATGGCAGATCAATCTTTGATGGATTAAAAACACTTGATGGCAAGGAGATCTTACTTAATGAGAGATCGATTATGGGTGCAGATGATCCCAATCCTGATGGCAATGAGATCTTTGATCCAATCTTGGATAACCCTGAAATATTTACACTTGATCCTCCTGCACTTGATCCTCCAAAACTTACCTGTGATGCTTTCAATAATGATTTAACACTCATCACATTTGATGGATTAATTGAAACACCTGTTTTACTCCCTATCTGTGATAATGATGGCAGATAAGCAATGCTCTCAATTGAGGAGTAACTTGGAGTTGTTAATGCACCCCAACCTTTCATTGCATTAGATCCTGCAACTGCCTCTCCTCCTCCCCTGATCCCTGCGATCTTTTCAACAATCTTATCAACATTAGATCCACCACCTTGTGCAAAGATCTGTTGCTCAATTGCAACATTCCTGCCTCCAAACTTAAAGAAAGAGTTTGATTGGATCGGTATCCTTTCAGTAAATTGCAACACACCCTCAACCTCATGCTTACCAACAGGCAACTGCACATGCCCTGCCTTTGCTTGATTGCTCAATATGTAAAACTTAATATCTTGTTTCAATATATTACTCATTCCCTTAACCTCTGTTAATGCAGGATTTACCTGTGATCCTTTAAAGTAATTCTGATATATTGTTGGAGATTGTGCAGGGTTTCCACCGATCTTTAATAAAACTCCCTCCTTTCCTCCAACTCTCAAAAAGGCAGGTGATACACCTTTCCCTGATGTAAATTGATATGCACCCTCCAACTTGATCTCCTTTGGCAGAGATCCCTTATAATTCCACTTACCATATTTCCTTACATTTGTTAAAACATCATCTCCATACTCTGTACCTTTCCATGCCTTATCTGTTGCAGAAAATCCTGATGCTTGATAATTATTTTTAAGTATATTCTTTAATTGAGATCTTGGCAGATAATATTGTTTAACTGCACCTGATTGATCAAACCATTGTTTGTGTTGCTTTGGTACATCCTGTGGGAAATTTGTTGTGCTTTCTGTTACCTTAACCTGTTTGCCATTTTGCCATTTCCAATAAGTTGCTTGATCCTTACCCAAAAATCTTGCCTCAACTTTTGGATCAACCAATCTGTATTGCCTCTGCAAGAAAGATCCTTTATGTTGGCCTTTTAAAAATGGTTTCCATGTTTTAAGATCCTTAAACTTAAATCCCTCATACCTTTTCATATAAACTGCCTCAACATCTCCCCTACCTCCTCCTGATTTCCTTGCAAACCCTTTTTGATCAAACTTTGGAGTATAGATCTGTTTCTTACCCAAATTGCCCTCCCAATCATTAAACTTATTTACCATTGGTTTAAAATAAGCACCTGTCAATAATGCACCTGATGTACCAACACCTGATCCAACTGCCTGATATATATTTCCTGATCTCTTATAATTTCCATAAGCATCCAAACCACCAACACCCACACTCAATCCAACAATTGTGCTATGAGTTAATAATTTCTTTACTGCCAATCCTTTTGTTGTAACTGCTGTAACTGTACCTGCACTTGCACCACCATCACCAAACATGGCCATTGTGCCTTTGATCCCTGATCCTGCAACAAATACACCCAAACCTGTTTGCAAACCTGCCATTGTATAATCTGAAACATTAACACCCAAAATCTTTGATGTTTCTCCTGTTGCCTGAAACCCTGCATCCAATCCTTTCATTGTGAGATCTGCACCCATAACAATCCTTGTTGGAGGTACAAGATAAGGCAACATCTTTGATACACCTGTTGCACCACCATAAGCAAACTGCATCTTATTTGAGGCATCACTCTTACCAACCAACTCATCAATGGTGATGATCTGCCCTCTTTTCTTATAACTCTTATAAGAGGCCTCACTTTCCAATGCAGTTATGATTGCATTAACATCTCCACTCTCTTTGTTGGATGCCATGAGTTGTGCCTCTGTAACCCCACCTGCATCAACTTGTGCCTGTGTAACCTTAACTGCCTCATACTCTTTGTACTCCTTATCATATTTTTTCATAAAGGGAGATATATCCTCAATCTCATTTTTCAGATCATAATTTGCTTTAAAGATCTTGTAATGAGTTACAGGATTTAAAATGCTTAAACCACTATCCAATGCACCACTCTCTTTAAGATCCTCAATCCCCATCTGTTTATTTGAGATCCCTCCCAATGTTTGCAGGTATTGTGCAGGGAGGCCTGTGATCACCTTGCCATAAAAATCTCCCTTTTCCTGTGCGATCTTGATCTCTTTTGCCTCTTTGATTGTTGGAGATCTAAAAGTTGCAGTTGCTTGGCCTGATGCCTCTGATGGTGCTTGAAACAATCCCATCTGATCATTATAACTCCATGATCCATGAGGTGCAGGTGCAACTGATCCTCCTGAAAAAGTACGATCGTTAACAGGTGCATTGTATTTTGATGATTGTAAATTATTAAAATCAAAGGTTTGTTTTGGTGCAGTAAAATCATAAGAGTTTTTGATCGGTGCTTTGATCGGTTTGATGTTGGATAATGCTTGATCATAATTTCCAATTGAAATTGATTGTTGCAACTTGCCACTCTCAATCCCTGCAACATTTCCAATCTTATCAAACATTAATTTCTCTGATGGATTGCTTGATCTCCAATCTTTGATGCTTGGGTTTAACACCTCCTGTGCATTCTTTGAGATGTTGCCAAATCCAACCTTATCACTCCATTTTACCAATTGATTTTTGTATGCAACATCTTTGTTATAATCCTTAACAGAACTCTTATATTTTGAGTATCCTGTTTTTTCATTCAATCCCAATTTTTTAAAGGCCTCATCAAGATCTCCCTTATCTCTGCTATCATAATAATTGTTTCTGTTGTCGTTTCGGTTTCTTTCTTTTCTTTCCTCATAAGATCCAACATCCCATGCATAATTTGTAATTGATTTAAAATCAACATCTTTGTTTTGATTTAACTGTTGAGATCCTTTGCTCAATCCTTTTTTGAAACCCTGCAACTCTGCGATTTTTTCATCAAGATCATCCTCATAATCATTGATCCTATCCTTATGCTTTTTTTTCTTTTTTGGATCATGCCTGTAACTTGATGATCTTGATCTGAAACTTGCCTCTCTCTTTGCTATCTTTAATCTGTATTTTTCCTTAACCTCTGCGATCTTTTGATCAGTAGATTTTAACTTATCTGCGATCTGCTGTTTTGTATCTGTAATTCTTGTTGCTTTGTTTTGGAGTACAACATCAGGAGTATCAAAGAATTGTTTGAGATCAGGAGAAAGAGTATCATAAACATCTTTATAAGAATTATCTTTTGTACCCTCTACATCCTCCAATGTAAATGCAACTGTTTTTTGTACTTGCTTTGTTGCTGTACCATGCACCACAACATTTTTCTTTGCAATTTGATATTGGAGATTTTTATTATAAGATTTCATAATATTTGCCTTATTTTTTGTGCTTATATTATTCCATTGCCTTGCAGAGTAATTGGATGGCCTGTAAATATTATATTGCTCATCAACTGTATCAACACGATCAACAAATCTTGTTTCTTGGATCTCTTGTGCTTGTGCCTTTAAATTATCAAATCTGATCTTGGCTTTTCGGTTTCTTTCAACTGCTTGTTTGTATGCAACTCTTTGTGTTCTTGTTGGATTACCTGCCTGATCCTGTATTTGCTTTGCCTTGATCTGATCACCTAATTTAGCCATGTATAACTGATGCATAATACATATATAAATTTATGGATATAAGAACATTTAAATATTATACACACTCTTTTTATTGCATGGCAGGTGATCAAAACATTGGAGGTGATATTTCAATGGGTACTGATGCATGGAATGTTGCAGATGGTTATACTCAATTAAAAATTTTAAGGCAGTTGATCATGCTTGATAGATGGGATACGATCTCACAATTTGGCACAGAGGAATTGGATGAGGATCGTACCTTTGATGATAATGGGATCAAGAAAAGGAGAGTTGAGGCCTTGCAGAGATTTCATTCAACAACAAGGCAGTTACTTGGCAATGTGCTGTTTGCATTGAAAAAGGCAGATCAAAAAACTGTTACAACTATGGTTGAGAGGATCAACAACACAGAGGAGTATTTGTCAAAAAGTTTTAAGATCACACAGGATCAGGTATCTCATGAGGATCTCTTTGAGATCAATGAGGAATTATTTAAAAATATCCTTGATATTTTACAGGCAGTAAAAGATGAATTAAATACACCCCTTAACAATGCAGGGTTAATATTCAGGCCAACAGAGGAGGTTGATCTTGATAAGATTATGAATGATATTGTGCAGGGAGGTTAAGATGGATGAAATAATAAGATGCAAGAGGCCAAAGATAAATTTGTTGGTAATTATTTTACTGATAATATTGAGTTTATTCGTAATTATTTTAATGATAAGATCAATGGATGATTGTGTTGTTGTTAAGGGAGTTTGGTTAAATCAAACATTAGATCATGGATATTTACATTATTCATTTACTGTGCAAGGTAATGAATATAATTATGTTGCAGTTAATGAGCATTTTTTAAGGGATGATATAAAGGATGGTGATGCAGTTAATATTAAATTATGTTGGGATGATGGAGTTAATGGATTTCTCACAAAAGGGATTAAATAATGAAAGTTTTTGGATACCTTGATGATGTACTTGTTTTGATGCAAGGCCTTGAATGGTATTGGCAATGGAGTATTGCCATTGGTACAATCTTAATTTTTTATGGGATCTTGTCAAGATTTATTTGCACAAGGAGTGATCCATAAATGGCAAAAATGTTGATTAGATGGAACATGAAAAAGATGATCATTATGATCTGCAATATCCTCCAAAACAAATTTGATTGTGTAATAATTATTGAGGGTAACAGAGGATTGGGAAAATCAACTTTGGCCATCCATCTTGCAAGAGGAGTTGCAAGAGAAATGAAAAGGAGAGGAGTTAAGGATTATAAGTTTAATTGGAGAGGATCATTAATTTATACAAGAAAAGAAACAAAGGCCTTTTTGCAAAAATGGAAAGGGAATGGCATTGCAGATGAGATGATCAATGTTGCTTTTAACAGGGATTTTTATAATGAGGATCAGAAAGATATTATTAAACAATTAAATATGAACAGGGATCATTGCAACTTTTTTCAACAATGTGTGCCACAGTTTCAGGTGCTTGATAATCAGATCAAGAACTTATGCAAGATCAGGATCACAGTTGTCAGACGAGGAGTTGCCATCATACAAACACCAAACAAATCCATCTACTCTGTTGATCGTTGGGATCAAAGGATCAATGAAAAGATTGAGAGGCAATGGATCTCAAAGGGAATTAAAAACCCTCACTACACCAAACTTACAACATTCAGAGGATTGTTAAGATTTCCTGCATTAAGGGAGGCATCAGAGATTAAGTATCAATTGATCAAGGATACAAAAAGGAATGCAGTTGCACAGGAGGAGATGGGTATTGGCAAGGAGGAGGAGAAAGAGAAAGATCCTGTGCAGGTATTTGTTAAGTTACTCACCGACGGTAAAATAAGGAGTGGAGTTTATATGGAGGGTTATGCAATGGCCAATGGATTAACAAAGGTGCAACTGCAAACCAAAGTTGTTACTGTATTGAAAAAGGATGGGAGTGATCACAGGTTATCATCATATTATTGGGATAAGAAAGCACAGAGGAAACAGGAGGGATCAATATAGTTATTCGGTTAACCGAATAGTTTCAAGTGTTCGCACAATCCATAGTTTCAAGTGTTCGCACAATCCATAGTTTCAAGGGTTCGCACAATCCCTAATGTATTAGTAGTATTAAGGATACAAAAAATTATTTTTTCCAATCCCTAAAATACCCTCTAATATGTATTAGAGGACACCCCTTAAAAATTACCCCACACACAAAAAATAAAAATGGCAAACCAAACAACAGGTTACATTGAGTACCTCACAAAGATCAAAGGCCTCTCCGAAAGATCCATATATCATTACCTCACTTATCACAGGCACTTTATGGATCAGGAGATCTCCCAAAGATCCATCAACAAATTTATTGCATCCAAAAACAACAACTCTGTGTGCAGAGGGTACATGCTTTCTTACCTTGAATTTCTTAAAAGATCAAAAGAGTTTGAGATCCCAAAGGCCAAAACAGGTACAAAGAAAAAGAGATTAATAAGATCCATCTCACACAAGGAGATTGAAAAGATCATTACCTATGGATACTCACAGAGTAAAAGAAATGGCCTGATCCTTGATCTCTTATATTATGGTGCTTTGAGGAGGTTTGAGATCAATACCATTGCAATTAACCTCATTAACTTTGAGAAATGGTTTGAGAGTGGATGTGAGGGCTTGTGTGAGATGATTGTAATAGGGAAAGGAAATAAAGAAAGAACTGTTTTAATGAATGTTCGCACAATCAAAGTGATCCTTGAAATATATCTCCACAGAGGAGTGATCACCCCACACATGAATAAGGATGATATTGTTGAGAAATTAAGATCAATGCAAGATCCTTTGTTTAATCACCTAAATGAAAAAACAATTTACAACATTGCAAGAAAATGTGCAGAGAAAAGCATTGGGAGATCCATAAGAACTCATGAGATAAGACATGCAAGGGCAACTCATTTGGAGGATGCAGGTGCAGGGATCAGAGATATACAAAAATATCTTGGGCATGGAGATCTCAAAACCACAGAGATTTACTTGCATTCTGATGAGGCAAGAGGATTGGATCGGATCAAAGGATTATCATAAGGTTTAAAAAACAAAACTAACTGAAATATAAATCACCTCTTTTTTAGGCCGAAAGGATGATCACAAACCTGTGCCTCACAATATTGGGAGGAGTGTGGTGTGATCACCTTTACTTGCTTTTATAATAAAAAAAAACTATTTAAATTATTGGATACATTATCAGTATGCCTTTAAACATAAATAAGGGCTATCCTTACTCTCTGTAACTGTATCAATTTCTTTCCCATAAGTTTCCTCCAAAGTCTTGCATCCTAACTTACTCAATACAAGATCAATTGCAGATCCTTTATAGAAATTATCATCCTTATCAAAAGTAACCCAAAAACCCATTGTCTTTGTTGTTTCCCCATCAAAAGTTTTAACCTTACTGATCACAATTAACTCCTCCTTATCAGGATGCTTAACCATAAACTGTGCAAGAGGATTTGCCATTGTTTTTCCCTCTTTGTTGGTTTCCTTGATCACAACAGATGAGATCTTTACTTTTGCAGGTGCAACTGTACTTTTTGGTTGCTCTATGTTTCCGACTTTCTTATTTAAAATTTCCTTTGTTTCCATATTTTTATACCTCCCTAATTTAATTCACTTGCATTATACCAATGATCAGGGAGGAGGAAAGGAGGTAACCAAACCAACTCCCTGATAATTAGATTTTGCAAAACTATAACACGCACACTATTTATATAATTTATGGTACTACTCCAAAAAGATTATTATCTCTTGGATTTTGCCATCCCAAACCATCATTGCAATAACAGATCTGATCTGATTTTTCCTCATAATATGATATTGGGCTTTTGATACACTCACCACTTTCTGTTTGCATAAAGTTACCAAACCAAAATATAAAACCAATAAAAACGATCAGGGCAACACCTAATCCAATTAAAAATAATCTTTGTTTTGTTGCATCATCCATTTTAATATTTGAATGCATCACCATTCTGCCTCCTCATCTGTGATTTCCTGATCTCTGCACTCTTGATCCTTGCTCTTTCTTGCTCATGCTCATGATGTCGTTGCTCATTATCTCTGCGATATTTCAACTCAATCATTGTACAATCATGCTTTTCAAGATCATGTTTGGCTTGGAGATCCATGATCTCTTTCCTCTGATCAATCTCACTTGGTGCTTTTTTTACCATTTAAAACTCCTAAAATATCTTTAATATCCAACATGGCTTGTGCATTTATCTTATTCACATTAACCAACTCTTTCAAAGTTGCCAATAATTCTCTCCTAAATATTCCATTGTTTTGTAAAATACCAATCTCTGCCTCAATCGTATGGGCAGGGTTTTGATCCTCAACAGGTATATCTGTGCCATCAACATCAATATTTGTTACTGTATCGCTTAACTCCTCTGTTTCCTCCTCCTCATCATCCTCATCATCCTCATCATCCTCATCATCATCATCAAGATCATCATCAAACTTTTCAGGTAATGTTTCAACTTGGGCAGGTGCTTTTACAGGTAATTTGCCAATATTTGTTGTTGGGAGATCCTTTTGGGCAGGTTTAACCTCCTCAACTTTTACAGGATCTTTTAGATCATTCACTTTCAACTTTTCCATTAATTTATTAAGATCACTCATTTTTTATACCTCCTTTCAATTTCTTTAATTCCTTATAAATATAAAGCATCTCATTGGCCTCATTTGGAGTTGCTGTGTTGCCTAAAATTAACCCTTGCACCAAATCCTCATTACTTACATCATTATCAAGATCATCCATTAAGAATGCAACAACTTGCTCATCATGTTTCCTTTTCAAAACATGGTACTTAAACCAATATTTAAAATCAGGATTGATCTTTTTGATCCCAATCAAACTCCAATAAACACCTCCTCCAATAATAAGGATAAGAAACATATCAACTCCCAATGCTTTAAAGAAAGTTGCAGGATCAGGAAAGGCCATGTGATCTCCTTTTGAATGGCCTCAACATAAGGAGTACCATTGCAGGTACAACACCTTGTGTTGCAGGGCATTTAAGATCCTCATAGGCAATAATCTTACCCAACAACTCTGATGTTCTTGTTACAATATCACTCCATTGCCAAAAGATTACCACCATGCAGATACAAACACACATGTAAAAAATAACCTGTGCGATCATGTTACCATATTTCTCCCAAAAACTTTGCTTGTTTGCAAACCTCTGATCCAATAAATTTGAAATTGCGATCCTGTTTGATCTCATATCAGTTGCAATATATTTAACCCCTGCCTCTTTCATAATCTCATCAACATCAGGGTATGATATGTTGATCCATTCTCCATCCTCTCTCTCAAAATGAGTATATTCATTCGGTGCAGTTTGCAATGTTGCAGGTGATATGTACTTTTTCATCTTTGGAATATACCACAACTTATCTCCTGCCATTCCGATCTTAAAATCTTGTGCCTTATACACTCCAACTGTGATCACCTTATTTCCGATCCTTTTCTGTAATGGGATTGTATATTTTAATCGCTTTCTCTGAATATACATCCAAACTCCAAAACCGATCATCCCAACAACTAAAATTGCAAGAAAGAAAATAAGTAATGCCCAACCGATCCCTCCCAAAGTTACACCTGATTGTGCAATGGGATTAAGATCCTCAACTCCAACCATCTTATTTCTCCATTGGATCTATATTGCCACAACTACGACAAACAACAGATCTCTCTTTTAATCTTATATAAGTAAATTTACTGCCACATTTTTTACATTTTGGTTTTTCAATTGTTTCTGTTTCATTTTCCATATTAAATATTAATTATTTTAGGTGTATTCGGATCATCAATTTTAGTTTGGCCAATTACTGCTTTTAATTTCTCTGTCATTTGTTTTGCAATTGGCATCATAATTTTTTGCATTCCACCAACAACTGCCTCTGCTTTTTTTCTTGCACATTCCTCAAAATATCTCCTCCAACATTCCATGTGAAAATAATCCTCTCCAACAGTACGATCACCCTCATAAGTACCCAAACACACAAATAAATCTGATGAGAAATTAATTGCTTTCTTACAATTTAAACATAATGCACCACATCCCTTTTCCATGATTATTACACACACTCTTTATTTATAAATGTTGTTATTTAGTTCTAAAGTGAATTTGCTCTATACCCCCATATCCACATTAATCCACCAAACATAAAACTATAAATTAATTTCTCTGTTGAATATATTGTTCCCAGTATCGCAATTATAGTTATTAAGACATGTAATATGTCCGCTATTATATTTTGTATTTTTCCCATACTTCATGTTAATGCGTCGAATAACACTTTTCTAACTTGTTCGCAATTATAACCACCATCCCTACCTAGTCCATTATCTTCTTCAAAAATCAAATCACATTCTTCTAATTCTTCTTTTAATTGTGTTATAATTTTAATTTCTGCTAATTTAGCCCAATCAAGATTACATTTCTCTAATCCATTCTTCATAGAATAATATTTTCTATGCTCTGCTTCTATTCTTTCTTTAATCCAACCCATCTTTTACCTCTTTGACATTTAATGCATAGTGATAACCTAAAACCATAGCCCTTTCTACCATTACATTAATTGAATCATCTTTCATTATTACTTCCATTTCTTCTTGCATATCTTCAAACATCTTTAATTCTTTATC